TTATATAAATAGTCTTCTTCTGGTTCATCATTCGGTAAGCGGATGAACCCACCTTGCCTGAAACGCATTAATGCTAATGTAGTGGAGTCTACCAAATCGTCGTTCGTTCCGCTAGGAAAATCGTTACATTCTTCAATAACTTCTTTTGCCCACCGGCGGTCTGGAGCCCAGACTATGCCTGAGTTAAACAAATCTGAAACAGCATTAACTCTAGAGATTTTGTCTTGACCCTTGCCAGGTGTGAACTCCCCGACCGGTATACCCATGCGCCTGAGCTCTTGGTAGAGTGCCGCTCCATTGGACTTCTTTTCAACCATGAACGCATCCGGCTCCCATTCTTTGTACTCCTCAAGTACAAGCTTCTTGAGTTCCGGGAACTCCATTCTTTTCTTAATTGCATTAAGGAGGATGATGTTGTAGTTGTTCGTCTCTTCATTGAAGAAAACACCCCAAGTTGTGAGCGCATTGTAGTCTGACCTGTTGTTAGCTTCCTGAGCCGCGTCTAGGCTCATAATAGTAAACTCGCACGGCGGCGGACCGTCGCCATCCCATATCTGCCACCACTCCCTCTTTATAAGGGCGCCCTCTTCCGAGGTAGGTTTCTGCATATACTGGGCGTTCCAATAGCGGATATCTAAAGCTGCCTTCTTAGCAAGAAGTTCTTCTACATCCCAGAAGTCCGGCCACAGGGCTGTGCCGTCGTCTTTAATTGCCGGAAACTCAATCACTTCCCAGGGGTCTACGTCCTCGTTCTTGTCCATCTGGTTAGTTATTTGTCCAGTTAGGTCAAGCTTTGACCATCTAGTCATAACCACAATGATAGCGCCGCCAGGCATAAGACGCTGCAAAGGACCAGACTGAAACCACTCCCAAGCAGGTAGAAAGACATCGGGTCGTCCGGTTTTAGCTTCTTGCTCAGAATGAGGGTCATCAATAATAAAGAGGTCAGCACCGCGACCAGCGAGAGCGCCTCCGACACCAATAGCAAAATACTCGCCATTAAAATTTGTACCCCAACGTGACGCTGACTTTGAGTCGGCTTGTAGTTCTACTTCTGGAAAAATGTCTTTATACGCATCTGAACCCACAAGGTTCCTAACACGACGTCCAAAGTTAACAGCCAAATCAGCTGTGTGAGACGCCATAATAATCTTCTTTTGCGGGAACTTACCGAGGAACCAGGCTGGCGCCAAGTAGGAAATGAGTTCCGATTTACCATGTCGCGGAGCGATATTAACGATGACACGTTTCTTTTTTCCGTTAGCAATATCTTCAAAAATCTGAGCCAGTTTAAGGTGATGTGGCCCGACTTTATAGCCTGGATATACGTGTTTAACAAAGTCCAAAAAGGATAGGTTTGCAGCAATCTGAGTGAGTTGGGCTTCATACTTTTTGATTAAATCCAGGGCTTTTTTCTTCTTTTTTGGGTCTAATTGAGGCAAAACCTGTCTCAACTTGAAGATTTGTTCTGGCGTAATCTGCGGTGTGAAGGTTTTATCTGTCATTAGCTTCTTTATTCACCACTTCTTTGGCTTCTACGTCAATAACTTTGTTTTCTACACTATTAATAAGCTCGAAAAGTTCCTTTTCTACCTCTTCCATAGTCTGATGCTTGACTGTCATCTCAGTTCTCTTCTTAAATGCATCGACTCCATCTACTTCACCAAGCTTAGATAGGGCAGTTAGGCGGGTTTTCGGGTCTTTTGAGGTCTCAACCTCCTGTACAAGGCGGTTTACCACGTACATTTTGAGTTCTGCGAGGTCATCTACTAGTGCTATGTTGGTTCTAGCGACCACACCAGCGAGGTATGCCTGTGTTTCCGTTGGGAAAATAGCAAAATTAGGTCTAAATTCAGGATTTTCTATCATCATCTTAGCCAAATCCATAGCTTCCTCGGCATTTTCTGCCGTGGGCTCGATTGGTTTACCGGTTAAATCTGACATTAGCTTGATTACGTTGACCCTATGTTGCAATTCTTCAGTCGGAGAGAGGGCCGGAAACGCTTCTGCAGCGTTTTTAGGAAGAGGAATGTTTTCCTCAATGTTGGGTACTAACGAATTTTCCATGTACAAGAGTTCTGGCTCCAGTTTTTTTGAAGTATATAGCACTTTTGAAAAATTTGTAAAAATTATTTTTACATAACGGCACTTGGGACTCCTAAGGGGGGTGTTTCCCAGTAGCACGGCCGCCAATTCTTGGACTTTTTTGACAGGGGGGTGGGGTAACTAATATGTACAGTTTCTTAGCGGATTTAATCCGGATTGCGTCTGAGTGCGACTTGGTGGGAGAAAGTAATAGACGAAGAAAATGTCTTAGCCGGCTAGCGCAAATGCATCTGACGGGGTGAAACTTGGAAAAATGTGGAGTTATTTGTGTAGATTATGGGGTATGGGGTATGCGATGGTACCTAATGACCAAAAAGGGGTGTGGGGGGTACGGCGCCCCCCTGTCAAAACTTTACATATGCCCCATATATCCGCTATATATTAATCATGGCAGTATGTTCTGCTATTACTAAGGAAATAAATCATGAAAGAAATTTGCAAGTTCTTCTATAAAGCCACAATGACTCCTGTTAAATGTGGTGACACAGTATCATTCGGCAACCGTAGCTGGACTGTATGGGAATTGGTAGAGTCTGAGTTAACTATTGATTCTCAGATATGGTGCCGTAGTAATGACGAACAGGCTTACATCGTTAAGGCAGACCCATATGACTTTGGGGTTCGTGCTATCAAAACCAAGGTTGATGATGACCACTATCGTGTGACCACTACTGATACCAAGGCACACATACTTAATCTACGGTCAGGTGAGGCAATGACCTGCGATAAGGCACATTACTACAAGGCAGTAGACGATGGTATGTCAGTAAGTCAGTACTTCAAGCAATACTTCTAACCAACAGGGGCGCTACGGCGCCCCATCTAATAGGGGGATATATGGTAGTTAAAGTTGATAGCTGGTTATATAAGTTGTTACATGCATTGCCTATCTGGTTACCGTACTCAATAGAGTACACAAGGGTCGGCGGTAGATATACAGATTATGTATTAATTATTTGGAGAAAACCAAAATGAAACCAAAAGCTTTATTCACACACGATTGCGATAAGTGTCAATACCTAGGTAACTTATTCGTACCATCACGCAACACTATGGCAGATGTATATAGGTCATGTGGTAAGTATGCGGCTGCAGTTATATTCAGATACAGTAGTGAACCAGATGATTATTCGCATCATGGTGTCCACCCTACAGCCGAGTCAGATATAGGTTACATGTTCAAGACTCCAAAAGAATTGGGTCATGATTAAGGGAGGGAGCTTCGGCTCCCTTCTTTTTTAGCCCTTTGAAACCAGTTATTTGTCGTTGCGTGCATGAGGCGTGTGCGTGACTAGGACGCTAAATAACGTGCCACCACCCCCTGAAACTGTACTTATGTGGCTAGATAATGCTATCTAATCTACAGGCAATTTCGCCTACTTGTTCATTCTTATGAAAGGTTAATATGAACACACAAACTAGTATCGCTGACATTCTGTCAGTTAAAGACCTTGCTTACAAGCAAGCCGTTACAAGCGACGTATCACGTGTACAAGCTCGCTACGCCCTAGATAATATCGTGGGCTTCCCTGAAGACGTGCCTGAAGAGGCAAAGACTCAGTTGTTTGAGGGTTATCGTTTGCGTTTGAACGAGAACAACCCACCTGTTGTTTATGCCGTCATTGATGGTAATTACGTTCTAGCGACCGACGAAATGGTCGCAAACAAAAAGGTTGAAAAGATTAAAGTGGGCGTTGATTACGCCTACAGTTTCAGCCAACAACAGTTTGGTCAGTTGAAAAACGAACAACCTCAGTTGCACGCACTTATCAAAGAATGGCGTGACAAATCAGGTAAGTACTGTTCTAACCGCTTGGCTGACCTCAAACGCCAAGCTCGTATTATCCTCAACGAGGGTAAGCAACGTGACCGTGCCCCAACGGTTTCATTTGGTGAACGTGTTATCAATGTACTTGATGACCTCAAAGCCAAGTGCAAAACCGCTAGTGCACGTGGTGATGACACAGCGAATGAAAAAGCTCTACGTGATGCATGCGTGGCTTTCATGACCAAGTGGAACCACCCAACGGCTAAGTAATTCTTAGCTGACCCAAACCCTGACAGGCTTGCCTGTTGGGGTTTTTTTGCGTCCAGCCCTTTTGAAACCAGTTATTTGTCGGTGAGCGTGTGTGGGCGTGAATGTTAAATAGCGTTTCACTACACCCTGAAACTTTACTTATCCATCTGCAAAATGCTATCTATAAAGCATGGCGGTATTTTCCGCTACTTTTAAGGAAATAGAAAACATCATGAATACTAAACTATTCACTTCAGTAAAAGATGCATCATACCAATCATGTATCACATCAGAGAAGGCAAGAGATACTGCTAGTTATATCCTAGAAGTAGAGCCGAACTTTGTAGACAATGCATCAAAAGAGACCCTCGCTCAGATTAAAGAGGGTCAAATCCTACGCTATGGCGAGACCCATGAGCCGAAGTATTATGTCATCGCAGATGGTAATTATGTGCCATGCGATGCTAAGACTAAGGGAGCAATCAAGATAGATGCTTACTATGCGATGTCTTACTCATCACAGCAATTCGGTCAATTCAAGAATGATGACCCTGCAAAGCATAGTATCTTGAAAACCATCAGAGATGATATTAATAAGTATTGCTCTAATCGGACTAGAGACCTAGTCTCATCATGTAGGAAACTCATAGCGGAGCGTAGCGGTGTTAAGAAAGAGCGTAGCGCCACAAAGTCATTCGCTACATTCATTACTGAGATGATGGACACCGCTAAGACCAGAGTCAAGACTGCTCAAAATCGTGGCGATGAAACTGCAGATGCCAAAAAACTAGGCGATGCAATCAAGGCTTTTGACAAAGTCTGGAAAGTGTAAGACCGAACCCTGCTAGGCGATTTGCCTAGCGGGGTTTTTTTGCGTCTAGGGGTTTTGAAACCAGTTATTTGTCTGTGAGCGAGTGCGTGAGGCAAGCCCGTTAAATAGCGTTTCACGGTGTCGTGAAAAAGATTCATAGTCCATGCTATGTAACATTCGTATAAATGAGCTAGTCATGAGCTACGCATCATCTACCGTTCTCAGAATTGATAGCTTGAAGGGTTCGTTCTAACTTTACTTATAGAACAAAAACATTTTTAGAACAAGATTTATGCTTTGTAATCATAGAGTTAGAGCTTTGTTCTATTTGTTCTACTGTTT